TTGATTCTTTTAGCACCGAAAGGACCACCTTCATCTGGTGCCATCTGATAATTAACTTCAATAGCTGGAAGTTGTTTGACACGCTTCTTAACATATTTACCTAAAGCAGCTTTACCAGCAGGTGTATCACCAATCTCATCAAGTTGTTCTACTTCTTCAAAGAGTTTTTGGTCTTCTTCTGGGAGTGCATCAAATTCTTCTTGTGTAAGAAGGTCGTCTTCTTCAATTTCAGTATCGGCAGTATCTTGTACTTCAATATCTTCACCGTTACTGTAAAGTGTGGTTGCAATTTCTTGCTTCTTCATATCAAGTGCTTCAAAGGCACGACTTGAAAGAAGGTCTGCAAGTGCGTCTTTAGCAGCAGATGCTTCACCTGACGCAACTTGTTGAATAAATTTTTGAGTGTCCATTTAAATCTCCTTTAACGCCTATTTAGTAGAGATGAATACCGTTCTACATCACTATCGAGTTGTGGTGTCTTTGATTCTGTAGAAGCATCATCTGCTGTATTGTCTTCTGGTGGGTACTGTTCTGGGTCTACTTGTTCTTGTTGGTCGCCTTGTTGTTGCATCATTGGGCCGCCAATACCAGAATCTTGTTCTTTTTCTATCTGTTTATTAATTTCTTTAATGTCTTCATCGGTTTGTTGAAGTACATTTTTACGCACCCACTCAGCTGAATAATAACGACCAACAAATGGGTCAACCGTTGCCAATGTTTGTAACCTAGATGTTAGAAGTTCAGCATCTCTGAGTTCAGTAAAGTTATTATCTTTTTTATAGTCATAATAAATTTGATCTTTAAAAATTTCCCATTCTTCTGAAGTGCAAATGCCTTTTAAGACACATTGAATTCGAAGTGCATGGTCAAAAATTTGTGAAAATTTATTACGAAGACGAATGATGAATTTTAAAAACTTAACTTCATCTCTTGTGACCTCTGTTGTTCTACCAAGACCAATCATACCACCTTGTTGTGGTTCTAAACGGCCAATTGGCACATTTAGCGATTGTAAAAGTTTCTGTCTAAAATACTTAACATCTTCCAACTCACCAAGGTTTTGACCGGCAGGCAGAGTTGTGATTTCTGTACCTTTACCACCTTCACGGCGAGGTAACCAGAAGTCTTCAAGCATCGACATATGTTTCCTATCGTCACGCAACTCACCTGTGTTAGCATCGTAAACCATCTTGTTACGATACTTAATCATAATATCTTTTAGATATTGTTCAGCTTTACCTCTTGGTAAATTACCAACATCAATGTAAAAGATTCTACGTTCTGGTGCTCGTGATAAACGATAAATCACAACGGCATCTTCAATCATTCGTAACTGATTGAGTGGTTTAATTGCCTTGTGAAGATATGAGATAACAAAAGTATTCTTTGCATCCATCAAACCAGAATTGACATTGATAATAGAATCTATAGCAATTCTTAGGCCAGAGTTAACTGATGCTCCATATGTTTGAGTGGTTGTACCTTTGTCTGAATAGACGTAGTACTCTGCAATTGATTTGATTATGTCTGCACCAGTTTTTGGGTCTTTGTCTTTTTTGATCTCTCGTACTTTACGAATTTTTCTTGGATCAATATAACGAAGTTCTTGAATCCCTTCTTTTGGATTCTTTTCATCGACAAGCACGTGGTAATAGATTCTACCATCTATGTACCACCTTTTGAATAGGTCATCAGCTAAATTGCCAAAGTTTAACATATGAAGAACATTTTCAAATTCTTCATGTATTTTATTTTTAACAGATGCTGGCGCTTTTAATTTGTCAGTAACAATGTCAACTGTTCTACCAGTTACATCGTGGGTAATTGCTTCATTAACAATATCATCAATGGCCATTTCCAATTCTGGATGGTTTGCCATTTCACGATAGCGTGTGATGAGTTCCAGTTCGTTGCGAACTGCACCCTCTAAATCAATATATGTTCCGTAATAAGCGTTTTGAGTGACGGTAACTGCGCCGTCATCCATTGCTTCAGTCGGAAGAGTAAAGGAAGGCTGCTCAGGGTTTTGTTTCTGAGCAATGTCCTTTTGACCGAAAGTAAAGCCGAAGAGCTTAATTGCCATTAGATATCCATTCTAAAAAATAGATAGAGGGAAAATCCCTCTATCTCTACACTACACCGTCTTCTACTGATTCCCACCATTGATATGAAAGAGTTACCGAGAACTCTTCAATGGTATCGTTAGCACCCCAATCAACATCAATTGGAGTTACATCTGTTGGGAATAAACCAATAAATTTGTATCTCTTGATTGTATCACCTTGTTTGCTGAATTGGCGAACATCACCGTCAACTGTGTAACCTCCTGGTGCAAGAGCTAATGGATTACGAACATTGAGTGAATGTGAATTGATACCATTCATCCATCGTTCAAATGCATTACGCACCGAGAAGTCTTCGTCATTAATGACAGTAATTGTCCAGTCAGCAAAAGTTCTGTTACCTACAAATTTCAGTTCACGACCAAAGTATTGCACTGGCACAACACCAAGCGTAGCGCCTGGCAATTGTGCAGTTTTACACATAAATGTAAGTTTTGTTTGTGCGTTTCCTGGCGCAGAGAAACCAGGAAACGGCATAGAAACCTCAAATAGATTTGGGCGAGCACCGTCACCCGTCATCTGGCTTCTAAATTCGTTTACATTGAATGCCATTTATTTTCTCCTGTTTCTCTATTTAGAATCGTCCTACAATCTCTTCAAACGAAACGCCTGTTCGAACTGCAACAAAGTTGAGTTGAATGAAGTTGATTGATCGTGCAGGTTTGATGTAAATGTCTCCCACAAATTCGTTTCGGTCAATTACATCGGCCGTGTTATTTGATTCATCACAAACAACACGGAAGTCAGTAATGCCTCGGCGACCTTGTACATCACGGAGGTATGGTTCTACTAATGCAACAAACTGAGCTCTTGTGAATTGGTCATTAAACTCAAACAACGAAGAGCGTGAAGCACGAGAGATTGCCTTTTCAAGGACAATGAACAATCTACGAACATTGATTCGGTCAAAAACAGATGGCTTACTCAACATGGTTTTGTCGCCAAACAGAATTGTTCCTTCGCCTTGGAATGTAACCACTGGGTTGACACCCTTAACATAAAGATCATCTCTTTCTGCCTTTGTTGGGTTCCAAGCAAGTTTAATAACATTCTTAATGATACCTCTATTCAAACCACCTGGTGAGAACCAAGGATCTCTTTCTAAGTCTGTTCTAGCACAGAGACCGGCAATGTCACCATTGAGTGGCACCCAACGGTATGTATTGTTGTATCTGTCGAACTGGTATTTCCATCCGCAATCCATAACTGCGTAAGAAGAACTTGTTAGACCATCTCTGTAAGCAATAACAGCTGTTGCTTCGCTACCAGAGTTGTTAACAACATCTGCTTTTTCTGGTGAAAGAAACACTACACAGTCTTTGCGAACTTCAACGATGTTACTAACCAGATGACCTGCAACAGTAGAGTCTGCTGGGCCAGAAACAATCAATGAAACATCAATAGAGTCTGGGTTAGCAACTTGGTTATAAGCATTAACAATGTCGGCAGAAGTTATCGTGCCATCTGCACCTGCGGTAAATGAAGCATAAACTGGTGTTGCACCTGCTGTAAATGCGGTACCTGAAGCAGTATTGCCCCAATTTGAACCGCCATCAACGTGCTTCATCCACCAAATATATCGTGACTGGTTATTAATTACATTTTTGTAGTAGTTTGAAGAACCGTCACCGGATGTTGCATCACTTGCTTTAGAAACAAAAGCATATCTCTCAACAACTGTGTTGGCTGTTCCTGTAAATTTACCGTCTTCGTCAATTACAATAACGTGGAGTTCGTCATTGGAACCTGTTCTTGTAGAAACATAGTCAGAAGTACTTGGAGCAACTCCAAAATTATCTGCATATTGCCATTTACGAAGAACTGAAGTGTTATTAGCAACTGTCGATGTAAGAGCAGAAGCCAAAGTAATGTTGGCCAAAGGATATTCGTTATCATTGACAGAAACAACACGAATGTAATTTGTTCCGTCAAATGAAACTAAGTCACCACTTTGTAGTACTGAAGATACGTTTGCATTTAAATTAACTGCGGTATCACCGGCAGTTGCAGCATTTGCTGTGGCTCCAGATACTTGTGCTGTGACATTAGATGAAAAAGCGTTTGAAGATGGGCAAATAGAAATTCGAATAGAATTACCTAGTGCGCCTGGGAATCTTGCAGCGAAAACTCCGTATGCTGAGTTTGAAGCTGTTTCGTGGTTATTTGTATAGTCGTCTTCATTTTCAATAAGTACGCCTGTTCCATTCGCAGTAGCATTGAGTGTTGAAGTCGTATTTGCAGCACGAACCACTCTTAGGCTATTGGAATATGCCAAGAAATTTGCAGCTGAGAACCAGTATTCATAATTTGTACTATCAGGTTTACCAAATCTTTCTGCAAGTCTAACTTCATCAGAAATGGTAACAACTTCATTGGCAGGTCCCCATGCAAAAGGTCCGGCAAAAGCGCCAATTGAGGTGGCGACTGATGGAACTATTGTAGTCAGATCGATCTCTGATACATTAACTCCAGGTGAGAGCTGAAATGCCATGGATTTCTCCTTTTGTTATCGGGTCAATTTCGTTTTATTGTCTATTTAGTTTTTTAGAAAGTTGAGGATATATACCCTCTTTCAGTCCAAACATCACCGGAATCTACGGTGATTTCTTCTTTTCTTCCATCATCAATAATACCAACAGGAGTCAAATCTTCTTCGGCATACAAGTTATTTTCTTGTAGGAGAACTTTACGAATGTCAATATTGGTGGAATCTTTAAAGTAACTCTGTGCAGTTAACCATGCAAACAGTACTAATCCCATAACAATATCATCGTTATTGCCTTCTTCAGCAGCATAAGAATCTCTCACACGAACAAAGGTATTTAGCTCTGCTATGGTGTCGAAATCGTTGATGAGTAACTTATCAGATTCGATTAATGTTTTTAGGTTTGCACAACCGATCTTTTTGACGGTCTTAGTTGTTTTAATACCAAAATTGGAGGCTCTTTTAAACCCACCTGAAATGGTCTGACCTTTGATGTGATGATGGTCAATTTTATAAACATTTTCATACTCCAAATCATAGTGTAAAATATCTACTACTTGTTGGCCAACGTTATTTGTTTCAATCAAAACGAAAGCCTCATTATACCTTGTGCATAAAGAGTAGATTATTGTTGGTAAAAATAGTAAAGGTAACTTGTTGTTCCTGTATTTAGCAACTTGTTTATAGGGTTGTTCCGTCACATCAATCACATTGATGGTGTGATAATCTAACCCAACGCCTTCTGAACAGTCTACGGTTGCTATGTATAGTCTTCCTTGCTTAGGTTGTTCGTAGACAAAAATGTTACCATCATCTTCAGTGAGAAGTGGGTCATGGAAAGACAATGACCTTAGTTTAGAACCAGAAATGAGAGTTGCCGCAGAGCCAATGAACTCAGTTTCAAACTCTTGTCGAAACTGTTCTTCTGATGTATTGCGAATCGTTTCTTCTTTCCATCTTTGATCTCTACCTGGAACCATAGACCAGTGAACTTCAATTGGCTTATAGAGACTGCGTTTTTCGATGGCATCTGTCCACATTTTGTAGAACAGGTTTAAACCATTAGGTGTCGAAACGATAATTACTTTTGAAGTTTGACCTGAAGAAATAACAGGATAAGTTGATGTAAAAAATTCAACTGCCATGTTGTGAGGCACAAACGCAAATTCGTCTAAGAAGATTAGGTTGTATGTACCACCTCGGACACCTGCAGCTGATGTTGCATACGCATATATCTTTGAACCGTTTTCAAGTTCAATGTTCCTTTTGTTCCAAACAATGATGCCTTGTTGCAACCAAATAGGAAGATACTCGTATGCCTTTTGAAGCCGTGATAAAATTTCTTGTGCTAATTGGCCTTTGTTTGCAAGAATACCAATTGTGTAGTCTGGGTTAAACAACGCACACCACAACATATAACCAACTGTGGTGGTTGTTTTACCAACCTGTCGAGGCATCTTACATATTGAGAATCGATTCTCATGGAAATCTTTGACCATTTCTTCTTGAAATGACCACATATCAAATGGTACAAGTCCTTTATCGACATGTACAATTCTGACATACGTTTTTATGAAATAAACGGGGTCCTGAGAACAACGAATAAATTCTTTCGTTTGTTCTTCAGTGAAAGATATTTCAACGCCTACTCTTTTTAAGCGTTCATTACCAAGATAACCACCTTCAGACATATTATTTAATTTCTTTTAATTGTTTCAATAGGTCTGCCGCTGTACCTACGAATACAGCTTTATCTACGGTTATATTTTGCTGGGTAATTTTTGGTTGTAAGTCTTGTTTTCTTTTCTGAATTTCTAACAAATCTTTGTTCATGTCTGCAAGATTTTTTAGCATACCTGCTGCAACCTCAAATGCTCTAGGATGGTCTGATTGTTTTGCTACTGATATGATATGATCGGCAGCATCATTACCTTTATCGATAAGGTTGCGTAAATTTTGTCGAGCGTATTCAGCATCATCTTCAATTGTGTCTTGTACTTCAATTACTTCATTGTTTGATGTGTATTCGACAGGTTCAATATCTAAAACTTTTGTTAGTTTATCATCAAAGTTACTCATATTGTATCAGGCCATTCTGTTATAGTTTCTGAAAAACCAAATTCATCATCTAAATTTGCATCTTCTGGGTTTGCTTTTGTTACAAGCTGAACCGCTTTAAGTGGTGAAAGGTCAACAGAATTGACTTTATAGTAAGCGTTACTATAATCACCTCGTATATGATCGTTCGCTTGTAATAGTTCTGTAAGTTCTCCTACAATTAAAATGCCATTGTTTGAATTACTAAAATATACCACAGAACCAGTGATGTTTTTATTGTCTACACGAATCGTTTCGCCTGTTGTGAAATAATTATTGCCATTTGCATAATCAACAATAACTTTTTGTGCATCACGATTTTGTGTATCTATGTATATATTGGTATTTGCTTGACCATATCTTTGCGCGGTCGTACTGTAAGTTCCAATAATACCGTTTGCTTTTTCAACCGCAGGCCATAGATAACTCTTAACAGTAAAATCTAAATCCCACATAATCAATCTTGTTGTGCCATCAGCCATTGCACCTTCATAATCAGTGGTCGTGTTTACGGAGTTTAGTATGATTGGCATATCATACTTTTGGTCCATATCTGGAATAAAATCTACCGTTACCGTAAAATCTGGTCTAAAAAATGGTATAATCTGTTCAATGATTTGTGTGCCATCTTCTGTGTTTCGAACATAGATGGACATAGAAAAGTTGAAATCATAAGGAACAGGTGAATACTGAGCGTTAACTGTACCTGCTGTTGTTGTTGAAAAGTTTTTTAAAAGTGACTGTTGTTTTCTGGATGGATCATAGGCCATACCAGTTAATTCAAATGACATTCTTGGCAAAACAACTGCAACAGATTTGTTCAAGTCTGGGTCTGAAGTTATTCTCGTTAAGTATCTCTCTTTTGAACCATAACTCAAAGGCACTTTAAATGTCTCATAAGCAGTTGCACCATCTTTTGAATATCTTCTCAAAAGAATGTCGTTAAAAAGTGTGCCAAAAGCAACAACAATTTTACGAATAGAACGGTTGTAGTAATGTGCTTTACCTAACATTATGGTTCACCAAATGGGTTAACTTCTGTAAAGTCAATGATACTATCTGACTCAGATTCTATTCTAGCGTTGTCTTGTATGTCTTCGAAAGCATCATTCATGTAAGCAGTATCATCAACAACATCGATTGTCCAAGAAGCATTTGATGTGTTACCTGTAACTGTACCTGTTGAGAAAGTGCCTTTTACTTTTATTATGTCAATATGTGTATTTGGTGTAAACTTGTAAACTGTAGCCTGCGCTGTTGCAACTGATAAGTTAGCACCTTGATAAACAATTTCATCTTTAACAAATTGGCCTGTGCCTCCAGAATTTAATGAAATTTTAGTTCTTGGGTAGTAGTCTCGTATTTGTTCATCAATTTCTGAAATACCAACTTGAATGATTTCATTTGAAAATACAAACTGTTTCAACTTCAACGCATAAACATACACATTACCGCCACGGCCACGACCCAATGTATAAAACATTGCCTGATCATTTTCGTGTTCAACAAATGTAATTTCAAATAAATTTTTGACCAAAGGAATGTATATCAAATCTCCTTCATTTGGTCTTAATTGTGGTACAGTTGCTGAGAATCTTCGGCGAGAAACGAGTAAATTTAATTCGTCACGAATTTCTAAGCCAAACTTAGAAATGAAATCTTGCTCGCCATCCATACCTGTAACATTTTCCAAATACATTTCGAGAGGAAAAGCAGTTACATATTGTTTGAGTGTATCTTCGCCGTAGAGATAATCGACCTCATCTCTTGATGATCTTGGAAGATAGTAAACATCCATTCCGTAGATTTGCATGGCCTCAATGACCAAATCTTCTACGAGAAGTTGCTCAGATGTTATCTGACTGGATGGAAAATTATTGAAGTAGACGTTGGTTGCCATTCATTTTAACCTGTAACTATCTCACTTGGCAAACTGTTGAATTGGAACATATCTTCTTCAAGTTTAGAAATTTCTTCTCTTGCCTCTTCTGCGATACGCACACCATCAAGTGTGACACCACCAGGCATAGTGATTCCAGAAAACTTAGAAAGATTATTACCCCATTGGAGTTTAATTAATGCTGTTGCATATTTCTTAAGAAATCTATCGTCCCAAACATCTGATGCGCCGGCTTTTGTAATTGTAGCACCAGAAATATTTGAAGAAACAGGTCCAACTAATTCGATAGATGTTGGTGAATCAATTGTTTTTACTTGTAACTCTTCACCGTTAATTGAAATCATGTCATTCTCAACAAGTTCTTGGTCAAATACTGTGCCTGTGCCTGTTACTGTGTTTGCGGTAGTATTTGATGAGACTGTGCCTGCAAGAATAACCGTATCTGGCCGCATTGCTCGGTAACATTCGATGATGACATATTCGCCAACATCTAAGTCTCTCGTCCAATCAATGTCTAAGAAAATTCTATTCTGTTTACGATTAAATCTAAATTGTGGTGTACCAGAAAATAAAAGTTGTAATGAACGAATGTGTTGCATGGTAATTTCATATGACACATACGATACAGATGTGAAGTCATAGAGGTCATGCAATCTTAACTGGTATCTCAAGTCAAACATATTGATTGACGAATTAGAATCGTCAAAAGGAAAAACACCTGTCACAAAAATAACAGGATCTGGACAATAAATCCATTTTCTGTCTCGGTCTGCTTGAGTAATTTTATGTTTCATGTACAACTTTTCTACACCATCAAAATGGTAATCTTCGAAAAATTGTAAAGCTTCATCAATGCGATCATCAACTTGGTCGTCATCTACATTAATGTCGATAACAGGCCAACCTAGTCGGCGTTTGCAGTAGTCTTTGAATTGATTTCTTGTTGTAGGTTTAGCCATTTGTTTATTTATGTGTTAAGAATTAAGCCGTAAAGGTTCCTGAACAAGTAAATGTGTGGATGGTATGAGATCCTACAGCTGTAACAGTGCCTCCATAAGCTCTTTGTGGACCATTATATCTAATAACAACTATTCCTGAACCTCCAGAAGCTCCAACATTTGGTGAAGTACCTGCTCCATCACCTCCATTTCCTGTGTTACTTGGACCAGCTACTATTGGTGTACTTCCATCACCTGAACCTCTGCCACCAGTTGAGTAAGTATTTCCATCATACCATGTAGCTCCTGTACCACCAGAAGCAAAACCTGTACCAGGTGTAGTTGCTGTCGCACCTACACTTGTAGCGCCTCCTCCTCCACCACCTGTACCAGCTGTTCCACCAGAGCCGGGTGAACCTCCACCACCAAATCCTTGGCCTGGAGTTCCTGAGCCACCACTAGTTGTTGCACCATAACCTGCACCACCACCGCCAGATCCACCATCTAATCCATTTCCTCCTGAGTAATTACCACCCCTACCACCTCCAACTGATGTTACACCAAATGCTGTTGTATTTGATCCACTTGAGCCAGAATCGCTACTTGGACCTGTACCACCATTTCCTCCTGAACCAATAACAATTGCATAATCAACTGTAGGGTAAACAGTGGTATTAGCTGAAACATAACCGCCAGCGCCGCCGCCTCCGCCAACGTCCCAACCGCCGCCGCCACCGCCGGCAACAAGTAAAAATTCAATTTGATATATGTCAGAAGCTATTGTTACCCAACCTCCAGTGTGAAAATAACCTTCAATTGCGCCGTTTGTTGTATTATATCTCATATGACCATTAGCAGCTTCAGATGGTCTTTGTGCTGTATTTCCAGAAGGCAAGGCTAAAAAATTTGTTACTGTGGTATTAGCACCATAAACATTATTGGCTGCTTCGAAAGCAGCGTTAGCTTGGGCTCTAGCAAAATCATCCGAACCACCAATTACGGTATTATTGGATGATATTTCTAAACCAAAATTTAGTTTGTTATTCGCAGAATCTAAGTCTATGTACCTTAGTTCAAGTGCGTTATTAGCTGCTCTAGATGCCATTTTTTTATGAGATGAAAGTAAATGAACCTGTTGATGTATATGTGTGAAGATAAATTTTTCTACCTGCACCCTCAAAAGTTGTTACTGTGCCACCAATACCTCTTTGTGATGTTGCTTCATAGAAAACAATAACAAATCCGCTACCTCCAGCTCCTCCAGCATGACCTGAACCACCATCATAAACTCCACCTCCGCCACCGCCGCCAGTATTTGTAAGACCTGCGGTTCCTATTGTAGGTCCAGAATTGCCACCGCCACCTAAACCTCCTAAACCACCTCCTGACGGATAACCAGCTCCAGCGCCGCCTCCACCAATATAATAATCTGAACCTGATAGTTGACCTAAGGTGACACCAAAAGATTGTATTGGGTTTATAATACCAATACCTCCATTTCCACTTACTGCACCGGTTGCACCGGCAGCACCAGCGCCTCCTCCACCACCTGATCTATCTGGACTTGAACTACCTGTTCCACCAACATTACCATAACCAATGGCTACACCTTGAGAGGTTTGAGATGATCCTCCTCCAGCAGAAAGGGCTGGTCTTCCACCTCCACCTCCTGAGCCTCCAACCATTCCAGCAAAACCGTCTGTAGCACCACCGCCGCCACCGCCGTAAGCAACGTATTGACCAAAGGTCGAATCTGAACCAGCAGAACCTTGTGTAGCATTAGCAACTTGATAGTTTCCTGGTGGCCCGCCTGTTCCTCCTGCACCAACAGTTATTGTATATGTTGTTGCAGCTGTTAATTGAACATTTCCTGAAGCATATAAAATACCGCCTGCACCTGCACCGCCTCCAATTCTAGCACCTCCGCCACCGCCACCTGCAACAAGTAAGAATCCTACTGTCAGTTGCGAAGAAAGAAATGTTATCCAGTTGCCATCCATATAAGCTTCTAGAGAACCACCATTTATACTTGTATTGAATCTTATATGACCATTAGCAGCTTCAGCGGGTCTTTGTGCTGTGTTGCCAGAAGGTAAAGCTAAAAAATTTGATACTGCGGTATTAGCACCATAAACATTTATATTATTGGCTGCTTCAAAGGCAGCATTAGCCTGAGCAAACGCTGGTTCTATTTGTGGTCCAACATTATTGGCTGCTTCGAAAGCAGCATTAGCCTGAGTTCTAGCAAAATCATCCGAACCACCAATTACGGTATTATTGGATGAGATTTCAACAGTAAAGTTGATCTTATTATTTGACGAATCAAACTCAATAAGGTCTAACTCTTTTGCGTTGTCATATGCTTTTGACATTTTATTCTTCTATTGAATCCCAAGATGTGGTTTCTTCATTCCAAGAATATACACCACCATCATCAGGATATGGTGTTGGTGGTACCCAATTCAAATCATCTTCATTGAAAATCCAAGACGCATACGGTTTTGGTGGTATGAAAGCATCATATTGGCTATCATACTTATACCCAATACCAGCAAATCGTTTTCTAAATTGATTATTGTAAGATGTTTGTTTCCATGTTGCATGTCCAGTTAATTTTTGGAGAAATGCAACACCGATCTCTTCTCTTTCTTCTCCTTGCGGAGTCATCGTATCAACATTGTTAACAACTAAAACCTCTAAAACAATATTATCGATTCCAAGTTTTGCAAAATGTGCCATTTTTTCCTCTTTTAAGCTGTAAAAGTTCCTGAACCAGTAAATGTATGAACAGTATAATTACCAGTGGTGGTGACTGTACCACCCAAACCCCTTTGTGGTCCAATATAACGAATGATTACAATTCCTGAGCCACCCGCTTTACCGCCGCCAGTTGAAACACCACCGCCACCGCCACCGCCAGTATTTACCGTTCCTTCGGTACTAACAGCACCGCCTCCACCTAATCCAGCTGAACCTGCAGCTGGTGTTGCAGAACCTCCTCCTGCTCGATAGGTAGGTGTACCATCAATAGATGATTCAACACCATCACCACCATATCTAGTTCCATCTGTGCTACCGGCTTCACCAGCACCTCCTCCACCACCAGAGTAGTTGCCTGCTTCATTACCAGGACCACCGCCGTATCCTTGACCCGGTGTTCCAGCACCACCAGGACCGCTAGACTCTTTTCCTCCGCCACCAGAGCCACCTGATGTTGCATCAATCGTATTACCGCCGCCTCCACCGCCACCAATAGAAACTATGTTACCAAAAGAACTATTACTTCCTTGAGCTCCAGCGGAATCTGATCCACCTGGCGTTGCAGAGCCAGCTCCACCCGAACCAACAACTATGGTATATGTTGTTCCTCCAGATACAGTGAATGTTGCTTCAGCAGGATCACCTCCACCAGAAGACTCGCCAGGTACAGAAGAACGATAACCTCCAGCTCCTCCGCCTCCTCCATTAAGCGTTTCAACACTTCCTCCTCCACCTCCACCAGCAACTATTAAATATTCAATACTATAATTATCATTTACTACAGAAGTCCATCCTGATTTGTAAAGATAAGTTTCGAGTCTCTCTAAAGTTGTATTGTATCTTATATGGCCGTTAGCTGCGTTGGCAGGCCTATCGTCTGTGGTACCAATAGGTAAAGCAAAAAATGTATTTGAATTCGTATTTGCACCATAGACATTTACTGAGTTAGCTGCTTCAAAAGCAGCATTAGCCTGAGCAAACGCTGGTTCTATTTGTGGTCCAACATTATTGGCTGCAGCAAACGCAGCATTGGCATGATCTCTGACCCATGTGTCTTCACCTGCAATTGGTGTTGGTTCTGCACCACCAGATGATACTGCAAGAGTTCCATTTTGATTACTTAAAACTAAACCATCAATATCAATCGAATTTGAATTGACAAATAGTGAATGCCATCTTTGCGTATCTGAACCAAGATAGTATGTGTTTGTTGAAGATGGTAAAATATTGCCTGCTATTGTTATGTTACCACTTATTGTACCACCAGTAATTGGTACTGCATTTGCAATACTCACATCTGGTGTTATTACAATCGTTTCAATCAGGTCACCAGCTGTTGGTGTCAATCCAACAAAAACAACATCTGTACCGTTATTAGCAGTTACGTCTGTTGGTATATTTAATTTTATACCATTGTAAAACACATCAATGTAACCAACACGATAACCGCCAGTAGGATTAAATGTGGTTTGTCCTTCTGTTGCAGTAAATGATTGTCTTGAAGAAAAACCTGTTGCTGATGCTAGAACATAAAGGTTTGTTGTTGATACGTTGGCACCAAAAGAAAGAACTTCGATGATTGTATTAACTGGTGCTGGGTTTGTAAGAATAACTGAAGAACCATTGTTAGCAGTATAGTCTTCACCATCATACAATTTAATTCCATTGTAAAACACATCAACATAGTTTGGCAAATAACCAGTTGAAATATTGAATACTGATTGATTAGCAGTCGCAACAAATGATTGACGAACTGCCCAAAGAGAAGAGTTGTTTGCTAATTCAAAAGCTGAGTTAGCACGGTCTGAAGTAAAGTCAATACGATTTGCTACTTCAGCGTAACTTAGACCTGTACTGCCAGATTCCCAAGATGTGCCATTCCAAACATAGGTTATTGTACCAAATGTTACTTCGTCATTTACTGAGGGATTATTAGGAAAGTTGAATGCCATTTTATCTCTATTTATTTACCCCAATGCAATTGCTAAAGCAATTGAAGAACCTGAAGCATTATTTGCTGTGTCTCTTGCAAATTGGTCAACTAAAGTGGTTGGAATAGCAATGACTTCAACCCACTGAGAACTGTCACCATCACTGTAATAAATTTTTAAAGTACCTGTATTACTTTGCCACCAAAGACTATTAGCTGTTGGTGAATCTGGTGGTGAATCACTTACAGCAACAGAAGCGCCACTACTATTTGCAGTTTCAAAAGCTGCATTAGCATGGTCAAATGCTCCAGAAGCAGTGCTTTGTGCATTTGTGATATTAGTATTTTGTGTAAGATTAACACCTTCTAGGTTTGTAATACTTGTGTTCTGAGTTGCATCGACACCTTGAAGAACTATAATGTCACTAGCATTTGTGTTTGCCTGGTCAAAGGCAGCATTTGCGTGATTTCTTACATAAGTGTCGGTTGCATTGTTAGCAGCTTCAAAGGCTGAATTAGCATAAACACCTGCACTATTAGCACTTTCAAAAGCAGAGTTAGCATAAGAACTAGCACTATTAGCAGCATCTCTTACCCATAAATCAACTGAATTATTAGCAGCGTCAAAAGCTGCGTTAGCGTGGTCAAAGGCTGAATTAGCTTGTATAAAAGCAGAATTGGCTAAATTTGTTACGTTAGTAGTTGATTGTAGTTTCCAACCATAACCATTCCACACCCATGTTTTATCGTCAAGACTATAGGTGTCGTTTAGATTAGGACTGTCAGGAAAATTGAGTGCCATGTTATGTTGCTCTCACTAGGAAGCCTTGGAGCCATGTTTTATTGACATCATTTCGTATCAATGGATTTGTTCCTGATACATAACCAAAAAGTTCCACATAATCAGTTGTTCCATTTAGATATATTACACCGGAAGACATAGCATATATAAAAGTTGCTGACGTGGTTGAAAGAAAATGTCCATCTATAGTGACATTCCCATTCTTATAAATTCTAGCTGTTCCATTTGTAAGACCAGTTCCAGAAAAATAAATTAGAGCATTGAACTGATAATAACCTGCTATTTGTGGTGTGTACCTATAATTAGTAGTAGCATCAAACCAAGAATTAGTATCATACTCTAAAGCATTCAATTGTACTTTCGTATTTGTACCAGAAGTTACACTTTGTGTTGACGTATCTCTATACGCCATAAAAACTGGCACTGGAACAACGGGTTGATTGGCAAACGTAGCAGTCTGTGAATCATCTATGGTTAAAGCTGTTGTGCCACCCGATCCTCCAGTCTTGATGACGAGGTTACCAGTGTTGTCTGCATCAACAACAAATCCTGTGGTTGTGGTATTACCTGTGTGTATGGTGGTCATGTTATGCAGCCCTCACTAGGAAGCCTGAGAAAAAACAAGTTGCGCTGTTACTAGCGTAATCAAAAGTAGGAGATGTTGCGGTTATGTAACCATAAAGCTCTACATAATCGGTGGTCCCGTTCATATATACCAGTGAAGAAACGACAACGTTAACAATATTAATTTCTCTTTGTATTTCTCCAACCTCATATTGGGCACCATTCTTAAAAATAGAAACATATTGAACCGACTGATTTGTTCCTCCCGTTCTTATGTTACCCATGACAAAATAATAACCCGGTATCTGAGGAGTATACCTATAATTAGTTGTATCAAACCATCCGTTAGTATCAAAAAATCCTTCTCCGGTCACCGTATCAATATTAACTTTTGTTTCAGTACTTGAAGAGATTGATTGGTCTGCACTAAGATATCCTCTAAAAGCAGGCACAGGAACCACGGGCTGTTGTGCAAAAGTCATGGCCCCCGTATCGGCAATTGTCAACGCATCCGTGCCGTTGTTTTGGATTTTTAAGACGCCATCATCACCTGAAGTGAATTTCAGTCCTGCTGAACCTGAAGTTTGACCGTCATCTGAATTTATTATACTTGGCATTCGTTATAATCTCTCATTGTTAGTCTGGTCGGACTAGGAAGCCTGAAAAGTGACAACCGCCAACAGTGGTGTCATCAGTTCCCCCTAGATTACCACTAGCACTTCCTGAACGACCTATAATATCCACATAATCCGATGACCCATTACAGTACATGAGATGGGAGACTGATACATGGGTAGGTGTAAATATAGCACTAGATAACTGTACTTGGGATGAAATAATATACGTTCCGTTTTTTGAAAGAGTTACTCTAAGCTGGGAAGCACTTGTTGAAGTAAATCTCAATGTAGCATTGAATTGATAATACCCAGCAATCAATGGCAGGTAACGAAAATTTGTGCCGTCCCAATAAGAACCAAAATCAAAATTAGTCGTATCAAACTGAACCAAAGTGTCGGTATTTGAGTTGATGGCCTGATTGTTAAGGAGTTCAACACCAAAAGCAGGCATCTCCCGTATTGCCGGTGTGCCAGTGCCTGTGCGAGTGTATATCTGATCTACGTTTAGTCTTGACATATTATGCGCCTCTCACTAGGAAGCCTGAAAAAGAAGTGAGGTTGCTTTCTATAATTGGGGTTGTTGCAATTGTGTAATAGGATAATCTTGCAGTGTTTGAGGTGCCATTAAAATATCGTACTGTAGAAAAAGACACTCTACCCACGGTAGCAGCAGGCGGTGCTACATCTCCGCCATCTGTGAAATCGTCATTTTCGTTTATTAATCTTGCAATCATCCTAGTCATACCACTAGTTGCTCTGTAAGAAATAGTTCCATTGATTTGATAATACCCAGCAATAGTAGGCGCAAAAAATCCAGTGGTTGTGTTGTACCAATTGTTAGTGTTTATAATAACGTCATCTAGGATTAAAGTTTGAGAGGTTGAACTTGTAATACTTTTATCGGAAAGAAGTCTCATAGAAAACATAGGCACCTGCAGCAACGGCACCCCACTCTCATGAATAGTCATTGCCTCGTTACCTGCAAGGCTCTTTATGGTATCAACTTTCAATACACTAGCCATTGTCTATGCTCACTCCGTTAACTGGTTGGGGATTGGCAGAAACCTCTTCTTCTGGTTCTTCTTCCTCTACTTCTTCTGGTACCGTTAACAATGATACGGCATTGATCGCCTGCACCACTGCTGAAGGTACTTCCATGTCTTTTGGATACTTTGTCTTCACGGCATCACAAGCAGCAAGGTATGCTGTCATCTTTGTATCATCACCTTGAGACTGCCAATAGAGTGCATCAGCAAGATCGGCAAGTGGGGGATATTCTGCCTGCCTTGGTTGTTGATAATATTTTGCAAGTTCAACTGCTTTGAGTCTTTCAATCTCAGCATTGATTTCTTCTACGGTTGGTTTGGTTTGTTCCGTATCTAACCAGTTAAGGCCAGAATATTCTGTCCCTGACCATGTCCATTGCGCTCCAGGCTTGAGAGAGATAAGTGCGTCTGCTGCTGTAATCATTGTGCTATCTCCGTCAAAATAACTGCTGTGTAGGTTAGTTCGGAACTAGCACCCGATGAAGTATCTCCTATCCTTGCTTGAGGGGAGGTTCCAGCCGTTGCCATTATTTGAAATTTATATGTGACAGGAGATGTAGATGCTGGTGAATGAATGGTTTTTGAACCCCAATTTACTGCGACCCACGAGCCTGAATTCGTATACCCCCATCTATCGTTAGTCCAAACAACTACATCGTTAGCCAACAACCTAAACACAGCGCTGGATGCAGAACCTATCAGCAATCCACCCCCTACAGACTCTATCATTATTTTTGAGGTGGCCGATGTAGGTGTGATAGTGGCAGACATATTTGTTGCGTCACCAAAAGTTGAAGTTGTATTAGTATAAAAAGTGTTACTGTATCCAAAATTTTCTTGGTAAACAACTTGCAACACAGCATTGCGGGTCACTCCATCTATGCTCTGCCATTTATTAAATTTCAACGTACTCATTCTTAGACCACCGTCCATTCTGAACCAGCTGGCACTGTCACCTCGACTCCATCATCAATCGTGATAGGACCTGCACTCATCGCATTGTTGTTTGATGTGATAGTGACATTCGAAGTAATGTTGGCACCATTTTCGATAATTGGTCCTGGAGCAAAAGTCATACTAATTACGCCATTGACTTTTATCTTGCCGTCTCCAAATAATTCTAAACTCATAGAATAATTAACCTTTGTCCTGAAGCAATCGTGATGGATAAATTTGTGTTCATGGTAATTGGTCCTACAATGAGACCATTTTTACCACTGTCAACTGTGATGTTACTACTTATAATACTATTATTTAGCAACACATCACCAGTTGAACCGCTGCCGCCTCCACCAGAATTAGCAGTTTCGAAAGCTGCGTTAGCGTGGTCAAAGGCAGAGTTAGCGGTATTGAATGCTGCTTGAGCAAAATCATTTGATAATGCACCTTCTGTATTTGAAGCTGCATTTGCTATGTTAGCCGAATCAATTGCACCACCATCAGTATTTGCTGTTGTGATTGTGCCTGTTGGAGATACAACAAGAGCTGTTGGGTTTGGATTTTCTGCTGATGGTGCTGGTATTAAAGCAATGGCACCAGAAGTGCCATCTGTTTTAATTGTAGCACCGCCTAAGTTAAGAGTGCTACCAGAAAGGTATAAGTCTTTCCATCTTCTTGTAGGAGAACCTAAATCATAAGTTACATTTAAAGTAGGTAAAAGATTTCCTGTAAGTGTACTGTTTATTGATATGTTATCAGAAACACTTGTTCCTATTACAATGTTGCCAGTTAAGTCAACGAAACCATTAGGAGAAGAACCTAGTTCAACCCACTGATAAGATGTGTTATCGTTGAACCATGTATATTCTGTACCATCATCAGAATCAATCCATATATCACCTTCTGCATTATTAGATGGTGGAGTAGGAGAAAGAGTTATTGTTCCACCGCCACCGCCTCCCGTATTTGCAGCTTCAAAGGCTGCATTAGCGTGGCTATATGCTGATAAAATTGTTGGTGTTACATTTATTCCGCCAGATACAACTGCACCAGTAACAGTAAGTATATCTGTGGTTTTGTTGTATGTGAGGCCAGAATCGGAACCTAATGTACCTGAATCATTGAATTGAACTTCACCATCAAGACCTGATGGTCCTTCATATCGTTCAATTGTTTGAATTGTATTTGAAGCACCACCACGATAAAATAATTTACCGTCATATGTGTTAATGGCCAGTTCGCCATTAGCTAAACTGGATGGTACATTACCAGTTACATACGAATGGCGTAATTCAATGATTGTATTTGTCATTAGAACGAGCTACCGTCATTTGCCTTTAACTCAAACAAATCAGTGGGTGCAGGTTCAGCAGAAACTTCTTCCGTCTTTTTTTCTGGATTTAGTTTTTTAAGTTTTGAACTCGGAGCAATATTTTCAAGTTTTGTGATGTACTCTTTCAAACTATCTATCTCCGTTTTCTTTTCGTTTAATTCTTTTTCTATTTCTGCTTTTTTCTTCATCACATCATTTAGAGCAACTTGCAATCTAGTCTTATCTTCGTGTACACTTTCGCTTACACTACTTTTTGCTCTAGACAATTCATCATATTTAGCTTGTATCTCTGCTATCTTTTTATTGTTTTCTTCGGCAAGTTTTAATTGCGTTTGAAAAACAAAGTTTTGTTTGATAATTGACATTAAGTTATCAAACAAAATCTCCTGATAAGCATTTGAAAATTCTGCACTCATAACGATTCCTTTTCATTGTTTAGAATGTACCACCTTGTAGGTATTTAAATTCTGGAACACCAGAACTATTGATTGTTAAAATGTGTCCTTCAGTTGAAGAAGAAGCAGTAGTCAAAGCAGAAGTGCCTTGGCCTAACAAAACACCATTTGTTGTGAATGTTGTGGCACCTGTACCTCCTCTACCAACTGGTAATGTACCAGAAGTAATTTGTGTTGCTGAAATTGCAATCGATGTTGCATTTGCAGAAATGACACGACCGTTTGCAGCAACCTGAAATGCAGCAACTTCTGTAGCAGAACCAAAATGTCCTGTACTAATGTTGACATTTGTTACATCGGTATTTGCAACATCAAATGCAGCATTAGCATGAAGAAATGCAGCATCTGCTGAAGCTTGTGCAGCAGTAATATTGGTATTCTGTGTAAGGTCTACACCTTGTAAAGCAGTAATTGCCGTAGCATTAGTGTTTGCAGCTTCAAACGAAGCGTTTGCATGGAGAAACGAAGCATCAGCTGTACCTTGTGCTGTGTTAGCGGCATCGAAAGCTGCATTAGCATATATCTCGCCAGTATCGGCACCAATGTTGAAATAGTTTGAACCGTCATTTGTAACCGTCCACTTATCACTCGTTTCGTTCCATTTAACAAACACATTTGCAGAAGAACCTCGATCAATTTCAATACCTGCATCTAAAACTGGAGCAGATGCTTGGTCGATTGCAGCATTAAGAGTAATAATATTATCTGCAACTTGTACAATTGTTGAATCTACAATTGTTTGTGTACCTTGAACAATAAGATTACCACCAATCCAAACATTAGATGAAACATTTAAAGCACCTGTGATAGTTCCACCTGATGTTGTAATAGCTGTGTTAGCTAAATCAAATGAAGCGTTAGCATGATCGAAGGCTGCATCAGCACTACCTTGAGCATTTGTAATATTAGTATTTTGTGTTAAGTTGACACCTTCAAGATTACTAATGCTTGTGTTCTGAGTTGCATCGACACCTTGCAGAACAGTAATTGCAGTTGCATTTGTATTTGCAGAATCAAATGCAGCATTGGCATGATCAAAAGCAGCATTAGCTTGACCTCTTACAAAAGTGTCTACTGCGTTATTTGCAGCATCAAATGCAGCATTAGCATG